CATGCACCAAGTGCACCAACGTGGTGGCACGTGTCTTGTTTTTATTTGTAAACTCCCTGGTCTCCTCTTACCCACCATAGTGTGGGTAAGCATATCCAAGAAGAACTGACTCACGTCCATTCCTCCACATCTCACAGCTAATAAAAGCCATGACACACTATGGTGATCTTTCTTTATAAGTTGCGCACCTTATAAATAAAGATGCGCTAAAACAGTATAAACGCCCTGTGTCCCAGAGCATGAGGGATAACCCCACGACCCGGGCAGCACAAAGCGCAGACCAAGTTCTTTTTATCCGTAAAGTGGAAGGGTAATACGAACCCTGCCCCCGAAGGTGCACTACCACGCTACTCCGTTTCCGGAAACGGGTGGTACCGTTTTTGTTGATGGCCATAAAACAACTGCTGGTGGCCCTATAAATTGAGCCAATCTGGCGTCATCCGCAGCTGCGCGCCCATAAAGGATGCGCCTCTGTTCACCGCTTGCATTCCTAATCCTAAAAGAAGTTTGAGTATCAGATACTCTATAATCATAAGGACCTCCATCAGTGGTAACAAAATCCTGGGTGGTTCCCCAAAATTGACCTGATAAAGTAGCTGAAAGCGGTATGCGAATCCACTTAGAGTAAGTAGGAATCACAGCCTTGAAAAAGCTCAAAGCCTCTGGCAAATTGACAGCAGAGTAATAATTCAAACCCTTGTTGTACAAATTGCCAAAACCTGTAACCACCGATCCAGCGTCATTTGCCTTATTAGAGACCGTAATAGTAACATCACTGGAGGCACCTCCATCCACAAAAAGTGTGGACATTGTACCTCCATTACCAAAAGCATACATACGGGCTAATCTGGAGGACTTCGCCCCAAAGAAAGCGCGCGTGTAATTATTTGGCATAGGAACAACCATTGATATCACATTATACTTAAACCATGGTGTAAATACGTACTCAACAGTTGTCAAGTCGTTAACATCAATGGTAGCATAATCTGGCACCATAATTACCTGTTTAATGCTATTAAAACGCTCACCAATAACCAATTGACTAGTATCAGGCTTTTCCTCAATTCCACCCAACCCATCCTGTAAACGGGCCGTAGGACCTGTCCCAATACCATCTAATAAAGACGGACAAATGCAAGCCAGCTCAAAGCCAGGCATAGCTGATACAAAAACTGCAAAATCTATGCTAGTAGATGCGGTAGCAGGCGTTACCAAACCGTTAACAACATGCATGGTGAAACTACCAATGGAAGAGTTGAATGAAGTATATTCTATAGGCGAAACATAAGGCACAATAAATTCAAAATCACTACCATCACGCAAATCAACTATAGTAGAAAACCCTTGGGGTTGCACTATATTACCGGACACAAAAGGTGTCCTAATAGTAGTTGATATAGCAGTGCTGGAAGGAGTTCTAACATATTGAGGAGTGTACGTCAATTGTACACGAGCCCCATGCATCTTCGTCTTAGCAAACTTTATCCTAAACTTAATGTCTCCACGCCACATCCTAAAGTTGTTTGCAACATACATCAACGTACTAGGCAAAAAGCAATTGACGGTAATAGGTCCAACATCAGGCATACCTATGTTACCATTGGGAGTTGGTGTTGTAGATACATCGCGATACCAAAATGAAGATGGCGAAACCTGAGTTCCATACAATAAAGTACCAGCCACTTGTGTAGTGGACATTGTACCCCTATATATGTAACTCTCTTTCGTCAAAACATAATCAAACGCCATGTGATCTTCATCATCACATCCCAGATCAGCAGTAACAGCCAATGTATTTCCCTGAAAAGGGCCAACAACAAAAGCATCAGAAGGTATGTCTATGTGAGTATCCCCAGCATAAACCGATCTCAAAACCCTGGTCGGTACATGGGACTCTACTGGTTTAGCGTAACCAAAGGCTTCCAAACCTTTAGAAGCACCCCTGAGAAACCACTCAGCTGTACCGCCAATGGCTGATAAACTAGGTATATACTTTGAATAACTAACAACATCAGCAACCTTACCAACTAAACCACTATATAAGCCGTGACTTTTCTTCTCACTTGTAATCTTTGAATCCTTGTGAACAACAGGGACTGGCTTAGACTTCTTGGCACTATTGTCATGACTGGTAGGACCAGCCTGTAACACAGCTGTCGAAGTCTCAATTGGTGTGACACCAATCAAGTCAATATCCTGCAATGACAAGTAAAGGACAAAAGTGGGATTGGCTTGACCAGCTATCACACGGACATCAGTCAAGTTTGTTATGCCTAATGTCCCATACTCCCAATCAATAGTGTCACTAACTGGTAAGTACTCATAATTTGAGACAAAAGGAACCTCCAAAGTGACCATTGTCTGTTCAGCAATATCTAGAAAGACATGCGGTAAATTAACAGTCAATGGCCATTGGTTAACCCTCTTGTCCCAAGCTGCACTTCCACTAGTGGCATATTGCCAATTGAGATTCAACAATCCTTGATGAAATGGTGTCGCATTCACTACTAATGTCCACACAAATTTTGCCCTAATACCAGCAACCCCCGAT